GTTGCGTTTCATAAAGGTACGATAACAAGGTTTCTGTCAACAATGGTGCATGTGTCAATTCAGATAACAATTTATTCAACAATATTTGAAACTCCTTCACCATTGCACCATCCCACATTTTGTAATCACCACTAAAGATATTCGGTAACATTTTGAGTTTTTTACACAAGACATCCCACTCTTTTGAAACCGCATTGATTCCTATCATTACACCAGTTTCTAATCTCTTGTCCATAAACAACTCCGATAAATGTCCAAAATATTTTCGTAGCAATAACGTATAATGGAGTGGTCCAGCAGCAAAAATTCGTGGTTTAAATTGTTTCTCAAACAATCGCAGCTCATCTTTCCAACAATCTTTAAAAATTATCTCGTTTTCAACCCGAACGCCAGACTTTGCGCTCTTTTCAATCCAATCCATTTTTGATTGTATTTCACGACTGATTTTACCATTTTCATAATCTAGATAATCTCGATTTTGCCCATTCCACGGGATCCCGGAAGATGAAGCTGGTTCAACTCGACGCAATGTTGACGAGGTTGTCTTGGTATTTCGATCACGACCACAAACTATCTCCCTCTCACTTAGTATATCCAACTTTTTACCATTGGTCACTTCAATCAATATATTCTTCATGTACGCAGTAGCAAAATCTAGGGCTTCTCTATCCACTGGTTTCCCAGGCATCAAACTTTTCTCGCGGCCACGTGTATACACATCTACACCATCGGGATCATTAAGACTAGCTGGAACTCGCTCAACGTTCCCGTTATTGTCGGTCAAACCGTGTTTAGCCATCCCATTCTGCATCTTAGATGGAACTATACGCGAACTCTTTTGCACATTACGATACCCAGTTGTAGCTATTGGAATAGCACCCATATAGGTACCATTTATGATTCCTATTGTCTGTTGCACCTTTTTCATTGATCCAATGACCTCCAACAAATGGTTTTTAAACGGACGAGCGAACCCATAAACATCATCAGTTGCGACATGCCATCCTATAACTTGCCCCTCAATGGTTGATACCAAAGCACCACAAATCCCATCTTGTTGGTACTCGTACACAAATCCTTGGTCAACTGCTGTAACCACAGCCTTGCCATTGTGATTGAAAGTAAAATATGGTGAATTAATATCCCCTTTTGATGGTGTGGATATATCAACGACATCTTTTCCCGCTATCAACACACACTTAGTGCTCTGAATGGCCTGAACAAACCGATCTTTGATGTCTGGAAAAATATGTGCTGTTCTCTCTTTTATTTCCAACAAAGCATAATCCTCAAATAGATCTAACTCTAGAACTTGAAACCAATGTTTAAATAGTTGCCTTCCCTGTCTATTTTCGCCCGAGATAAACGGATCCATACAAACCGTTGAGTCAGCATTAACCAAACAATGGGCTGGCAACAATGCATGCACTGAATCCAACATCACTATCGTAGCTGTTATGGTTTGTCCATGAGTTGAAACTACTGCTCGAAGTGTGTTGTTCATCAACACTTGTAATTTCTCACCTCCCGATTGTGGTCGAAGATTATACCTGCGGTGCGCTACTGGTGGTCGGGGAAAATTGACTTTTGAATACGATCTATATTCCTGTGCCTTATACTTTCTAGTTAAATAATGCATCCCGATCGTTGCTAACGTCAAGAAAATGGAACTCAACACCAGTGGGTGTGACAAAAATGAATTCATGAACCATTTCCATATCTTTTGTAATGCATGCCCTTCAGTTGTACATTGTATTATTAATCCTCTATACTCCTTCTTACAGCAACTACACTGTGGTCCAACCACCATATTGTAAATTGTTGGTGATACAAAAACTTCCGTTTTAAAAATCTCGGATACCGTTCCCAATAGATCTTTTATCTTCGACCCATACGGGACTTTCAACGTTGCACTTTTGCCCTGCATTGTAAGTTGTTCACTTTCGACCTTATATTCCACACCAGTCACTTCGACAAATTTCACATACGTGAAATACGGTGAAACTATTTCATCTCCAATGTTATGCAACACACGTGGTTTAGAATCAACGAATTTATCCCACAAACTCATCCACACATCCTTCAATTTATCAAACAAGGATGTCAACACACCTGAGATACCTTCCAGGACTCCTGATATTTGATCCTTCATATAATCAACATAATCTACCCCACTTGAGATGTGTATTCCTCCATGTTGTTCCAATATCTCATTAACCGTGCTATCCTTTTCCTTTTCCGTTATTAATTCACCATTCAAATAGACTACTCCATCAGACGTCAACAAATCTCTAACGTGAACTCCACCATCAACCATATGTTTTTTCCCAAACAAACTTCCAATTTTTGTTTTAATTTGTTGCAAACCTTGTGGTCG